CTTTCCATGCGGCTGCCTTGGTTGGAAATTCTTGCTTGGTTCCAATTCGCTTTGACCGGCGAGTTGGGCCGTCATACCAGAGGTAATTCCAAGTCTTGCGCCGTTTGTCGTAGCGCACGGACCCGCTTGTATGTCGCTGGACCCTCATTGCTGCCTCCCATCGGCAGGGTCAGCGGATGACAGCCCAAGCATAGCATCCAATTCGGGCCTCAGAAACCGCCATACACAACGGTGTGTACCGGAGAGCCGGTGCGCGGGAATCTTCTGCTCACGGACCCATTGGAGGAGTGTGCGAGTTTTGACCTTGAGGTATTGAGCGGCCTCGTTTGCGGTGAGCCATTCGGTTTCCATTTCGACCCCATTCCGTGACCTCCCCGAAGTGTTTCAATTGAGCAGAAAGTGTGGTCAAATAGCCACACTATTTCGGATTTATTTTTGTCTGTGGTCAGAAAAGACTACTGGTGTGCTCTCCTTGGCTCCCCTTTTAAGATTCTTGGGTGCCCACCTATGCCATTGATGAATAGGTACTTAGGAGGGCACGCTAGAAGCTGAAGACATTCTTGGCGGTGCGTGCTTCTATCGCTGGAGCACCTCACCACGTCCACGGACGGCCAACCGGGCCTCAGTCACCCACGTCTTCCCGCGCTTGATTCCCAGTGCCTTCAACTTGGCAATGAGCGCCGTGACTGTCATTGTGACGTTAGCCTTGATGACCGCTCGGGCCGCGTCATCTTTGCCGTCCCGGTCAGCTTTATTGCCACCTACGCCCACGGAACGGGCTATGTCGGGCCTCCCGGCTTGTTGCCGCGCTGATAGCCGATAGACGGCCCGTGTGGATCTCAACGGCTCCATGTAGAGCACATTGACAAGTATGTAGTTGGCTTGGTCATACGGCCCGTTCATAAGTCGCTCCGCTTCCTCTGCGGTTGCCGCATCTGGTACGTCAACCACCCTAATCACCGCCCGCATACTTTCCGTCGTTTCCATGTTGCCTCTTTCCTAGTCGCCGTGACGTTTCCGTCGCAATGAGCATTGTGTCGTTTCTCACTGTTTTTGTCCGTTAATTAAAAGGCCAAACCCTACCCGGTCCGAAGGAGCGTGTCGCAGACCTTTAGAGCGACGGCGGACGGGGGATGGGGAATGTTGTCATTGTCACCGTCACTATCCTTATCCTTATCTATGGCGAGCGAGTTGTCAGAGTCGTTATTCGCATCTGTGAATCCGTACCCATTCACGGCTACGGACGACCCCGTTCTCTTTCAAGACCGCCGCTAGATCGCGGACAGACAACTCAGGGAACATGCGCATAATCTCTCTCGCACGCGCGTCCTTGCCGTCCACATCTACCGGCGAAGTGGGATTGCAGGTATCCGGTGGCTGAAACAACCAACGCCGCTTTTGAATCCAGTTGCGGCTACGTCCGATACCTGCGATGTCTCTCAAATAGCGGTCGATTTCGCCGCCTGAAAGGTTTGTGTTGGCCGCCACGAGTAGCAACGCATACCCCGGTGTGCCAACAAAGTCACGCACGTCGATAACCTGATTCACCGCTCGGGTTACTTTCCTACCGCGCCCGTCTTCCCAAGACATACTGACGGAGTTTCCCACGGCTCTCCGCTCAATCGGGTCATCGGCGCTTGAACTCATCAGCTCACCAATTGGGGTAGGCACAAGCGGTGACTCACCGGCTCCGAGTTGTCTTTCGCCACTGTGACGCGTCCGCCAAGCCGTCCTAGTGCCATGCGGGGCAACCGCCTGGAGGCAAGATCACTTGTCAGAACATCGGTTATGAAATTGACGGCGGAGTAGCCCGGCTCTTGCATGGACGCCGCCGCCGATTGCAGCTCACGATACAGCTCCGTGGGCAACTTGATGGATACCTTTGGCATACTCTCTCCCTTCAATTTCAATCTCGATAGCCGGACCCGCACTCCCGCAAGTCCGGCTCCCGAGTTGTCAGATAGGCTCAAGGCTTTAAGCAGGCTGCACGGCCCTGTGGGGCACCTTTGAGTAACCCGCTGACACGGGCTGTTTGACTCCCCACAACTCTACGAATGTGAAATGGTGATTGCCTGGATTGATTCCGAGCGCCGGACGCGTCCGTCTACGCGCTTGTATCCGAGCAGAATGGTTTGGCCCGCCGTGGCAAGGGGTTGGTCAAGGATCTTGACAAACGTACCCGCGCCACCACGGTCACCGATCACATACCCATCCTGAAAACTCCCAAAAAGGATGGGCACAACGCCCGCGCTTGTGGCCGTGGGTAACGCTGGCATGTTGGCGCTGTAGCTCACCGGGAAGCCGTGCAGGAAGTCACGCCCGCCCTCACGTGTCCAGATGGACGCAAAGAGATTGGCCTGACGGCACGCCTTCCGAATTGCCACGGCGGTTGCATGGCTCATCAGCCACGCCGCATTGGGGAAGTACGACCCTTTGAGCGTGCCAAGTACATCATCAGTGGCATTGAGCAAATAGCCGCCGGTAGCCTCTACCAGATACGGCGCTCCCGTCCCCGTGGCCGTATTTCCCACCAAACCCTGTGGCTGTGCCGTGCCCGTGCCGGTGACAAAGTAGCCGTCCTCAGCAATGGCAACGGCGTTTAGGAGGTCACGGACGCCAAACTCTTGGAAGAGGCTGATATCCTGTAACAGTTCCCAAGAGACGGTGTGCGTCAAGCCCATCATCCACGCTGAGAGCGTAATCTGTGACAGCGTTGGATTGCTCTCCGTGAACGTGTTGGTTGTTGCTCCGCTTTCCGCCTTGATTCCGGCTGTCCCGAACGTGGATTGACTTGGCAACTTGATGTCATTGGACGTGGGGATTGCCCTTGCCAACGAACGGACGCCAAGGTCCGGCACAGCCAACGGAATGATGTTGGGGTCCGTGGGGATGGTTTCAGCAAAGCCTCCAGTAGCACCGCTTCCCTCATAAAGAGCGGCGGACACTCCGGGCAAGGATGGGAGAGCATAGCCGCCAAACAACGGGTCAAAGCCTTCGCTCAACTCGCTGCTAGCTTGCCGTCCACCGCTTCTGAGAAAAGCGAGAAACGCGCCCGTGTATTCCGCAGACATTGGGGCCTGGGCGCGGTGCGACGGTGCGCCGGAGCCGGGTTGACCTCCACCGAAAAGCAACGCCGGATTATTGCGCATCACCCCCGTGAGTGTATTGACGCCCTCGGATGCAGCGATGGACTTGCCCAACGTCTTCGCCTTCTCTTGTAGGGCTTCCACTTTGGCTTGTTCACCTTGAGTGAGATCACGATGGGATACCGCCGCGTGGACAGTGAGATTCTCCGCTTCCATAAGTGCCGATGCACGTTCCGAACGCATGTCGAAAAGTTTCACTTTGATGCTCCGTGTGTTTCTGCGCACCACGATCTTCTATGGCGTCACATTGCAACCGCAGTCCCCTTTGCGCCGGGTTGGCGCAAGGCACCACACGGTCCGGCCCTTTTTAGCCGGTGCGGTTATGTTGCGTTGTCCGTCTTTCGGTTCGCGTCCGCCCGTCCCGTACTGGTAAGGCCCCCGCGTGCGGTCCGGCCCTTTTTAGCCGGTGCGCAAAGCAAAAACTGTGCGGGCTAGTCCCGCGTATCTGGCAGCCAATAGAGGCGCTCACACCACGCGATTGAATCATCCGCCGGAGTGGCTAAGGCCGCCGCCGATGCGCCCTCTATGCGTTCTTTGAACGCGTGGGACAATGCCCGGATTGTGTACCCGCTCAACGGCTCCGAAAATGCGGTGCATGGGATGCCCTGGACAACGCCTAGCACTCCACAAAAGACGAGTGAGCGCTCCGCTATTTCGCGCTGAATACCCTCAACCGGAAACGGTGTGCCTTTCGTTAAATCAAAAAGGGAAAATTCGCCCCGCGCCGGATTTCCGAAAACCGCTACGGCGTAGCTTGCCGCGTTCGTTATCTGCTCAAACCTGTCCATTGCTGTCCTCTTTCCCCTTATTCGGCGTGGCTCTCCCGTGAGGCTCCGCAATTCAAGCACCCCCGGTGTTACCACGGCTTAGTTGAAATGGCTTTCGCCGCCTTCTCCGCCCGCGTATATCCGGCGCACTTCAATCAGCGCACGGGACGCCCGTGGCCCGGTAAGGAATGGCTGGACCCACACAACGCCCCGGACCCCTGAGCCATCAGCTTCAGCTTCACGGTCCCGTTGCCAAACCACGATTCCGAGCGGGAGTATCGGTCCCGCCCGCTCAATTTTCTCCACCTTGGTAAATAGCACTGGCAGCTTCCCCGGCGCGGGGAGTGGCAAGGCGTACACATGGTCCTCCCCACCGGGCGTCTCAGGGGTCGCCAAGGCAAGCGCAGCCCTCACATCGTCCGGGGACAGTTTCGCATCCCGCATAGCGTTACGGAGGCCGTCAAGCAATATGCAGGCTTCGTGAATTGCTGCAATCGATGTCAGCTCACGGTCTTTCTGAATGGGGCGTCCGGCCTTGAATTTCCGCCGTACTATTGCGGCCTTGGTCCATGTCCCCGCCATCAGGTTCCGCTTCTCTTTTTGTTGTTGTGTTGCGTCCATGTTTAGAGATTATCGCTATCTCGGGAATGTGTCAAGTCCGACATTGGAATTGGTATGGAGGTGCTAACGGAGCGGAAGTGCGGGAGGTGCCCGGAACGGTGCTAACGGCCCGGTGCGGGGCGGTCGTGTGGCTGCCCTGCTACGGCCTGGAGGACCCATGAGGCTAGAGCGTACATGCGAACGCCTCAGCCGTTTAGAATCGTTGCAACTGTGAAAAAGGAAATGTCTACAGCCATCAAACCGGCGGGCAAGCCGTCCGCACTCGTGGACACCCGCGTTGTCTATTGCGGGGACAACCTGGAGCAGCTTAAGAAGCTGCCGGACGCGTGCGTGGACCTCGTGTACATTGACCCGCCATTCAATTCCAACCGCAACTATGAGGTGTTTTGGGGCGAGACGCGGGAAACGCGGTCCTTCGATGACCGCCATGAATCCACGCAAGCGTACATCGAATTCATGCGCCCGCGTTGCGTAGAACTGGCACGTGTGCTGAAAAGGACTGGCAGCTTTTACTACCACTGCGATTGGCACGCAAGCCACTACGTCAAGGTGATGCTTGACCAGATCCTCGGAGAGCAAAACTTCGTCAACGAAATTGTGTGGAAGCGGCAAACTTCGCACAATGACGCCAAACAGGGCAGCAAGCATTTCGGACGCCTCCATGACGTTCTGCTTTTCTATTGCGGCGGTAGCGAGTACACCTGGAATCAGCTCTACGTGCCTTTGGACCAGTCCTACATCGATTCCCACTATTCGCAGGCGGATGAGCATGGGCGGCCATTCCAGTGGGGTGACTTGAGAGCGCCGGGCGGTGCGGCTCCGTCCAAAGGCAATCCACATTACACCGTGCTAGGGGTTGAGGGCTATTGGCGGTATTCGAAAGAAAAGATGGATCAATTCATCCAAGAAGGCCGCGTTGCAATTCCTCCGGGCGGGAAGGTGCCACGCTACAAACGCTACCTGGATGAGTCCAAGGGCTTGCCCGTGGGGAGCGTGTGGGATGACATCAATCCCATCAACTCCCAAGCCAAGGAATCCCTCGGATACCCTACTCAGAAGCCACTACCACTGTTGGAGCGGGTCATAGGTGCCAGCACGCTCCCCAACGATATTGTCTTGGATGCCTTCTGCGGTTGTGGCACGGCTTTGGTTGCAGCTCAGAGTTTGGGCCGCCAGTGGATTGGAATTGACGTTTCTCCGACGGCTTGCCGTGTGATGGCAAAGCGGCTCCGAGATATTTGCCGTCTGCCTGAGAATGAAAAACTGTGGCAGATTGGCCGTGGGTTTGTCGTGCGTGACCTTCCGTGGACGGAGCAACAACTTCGCAAGATCCCACCGTTTGAGTTTGAGAATTGGGCCGTCATTGCGCTTGGCGGAATGCCCAACAAAACGCAAGTGGGAGACATGGGCATTGACGGGCGCATATATCCGGTGGGAGCCGCGCCCAACGCAAGTGACAAGCAGACGCCAGAGCTGGACTTCATGGATGACTGGTATCCCATCCAAGTAAAGCAAATGGACCGCGTGGGCCGCCCGGACATAGACAAGTTTGAGGCGGCCATGATGCGGACCCGGCGCAAGAAGGGCTTTTTCGTGGGCTTCGATTTCTCGCGGGATTCTCTGACTGAGATAGACGGCTTCTTCCGGCGTGAGCACATGGTCATTATTCCGCTCACGGTGCGTGAAATCTTGGATGAGCATATAGCACAGAAACTAGCGTGAGAGCGGGACTCCGGGATGGCCGAAGGACGGGTTTACACCGTGGCTGAAGTTGCTGCGCTGATGGGACTATCCCGGCAGACCGTCACGCGGCTGTTTGAACGGGAGCGGGGCGTCATCATCCTTGAACGTCCCCAGTCCATGCACAAGCGGCCTTATCGGAGCATCCGCATACCCCGCGCAGTGTTTGAGCGCGTCATCAGTAGATTGACACTTAAATGATGTCTGGAACCGGGTAAGACGATGCGCGGGTGCGCAGTTTCACTCAAGAGGATGCCGGGGCCATATTCGGCTTGTGGGCTTGGTGCGGGCACTTCCGTGGGAACCGGGCTTGAATCCTCCGACCATCCACCGAACGAAACACCCGGCAAAGTCGATGTACATCGTCTTCGATGCCTGCGATAGTTCTACGTTCGCGCTTACCTCCGCCGCGTATCGCTTGAAGAGATTCCGTACCTCATCCATCGTTGCGTTGGATGGCAGCGCACCGCTTTCTTCAGCGGGTGGGACTGCGGCGGCCCTCTTCAACCGGCTGTTTGCACTCTTCGGGGACATACGCTCAATTCACCTTTCCGGGGTTGAGCAGAGGCGCTCGTTCCTGTAAATGTTTCAGGCCCTCATCATCGCTTGCAATGTCAGTCACCATCTTGAGGCCAACACAGACAACGTTTACGGGGTCAACTCCGCACCTCTTGGCCAATTCTTCTACGCGGCTTGCAAGCTCTTCAGGAATGGCGAATTTCACTTGCCGTGTCCGTGCTCCCATCACTGCCTCCATTCAGCCTCACCTTCAATGTAATTGACAGGCGCGGCATCGCGCTGTGTGGGAGCGCGTCATCGGTAGGTTGGCAGTCAAACGATGCGAGACGCTCTATGTCTTTACTCCCGACCCATTCGCTTTCAAGCGGTCTAGCCTCCGTTGAAGACGTTCGATTGTGCTCTTGTCCGTTACGGGAATATACAGCTTGCCGTACTTCGCTTCCATCGTGAGTCTCGCCTGGACGAGTTGGCCGTGCTGGAATGATTCGATCATGCACACTTCAGCGATTCCATCCTTCACCCGTTCGCAAAAATATAAGTAGCCGAGTTCTGGAGCCTCATAGAATTTGCCGGGGAGGAAGGAGTTGTCAATTCCTAGCGCGAGATCGCGGTATTTGAAGGTCTTGACTTCTCCAGTATTCACGTTTTGAACATTCACATCTGGCACCAAGAATGAAGGGTCTATCATGTTGGGACCGTGAAGTGTCCGCGCTTTCGTCATAAGAGTTTGAATGCGAATTGCTGCCAGCGGCTTGAGGGGAATGACGCCATCTTGGGGTCCCGTGACTAACGTTCCTTCCGATACAGGAATGACATGCTCACCGTTCGGTACGATTCGGCCCGTGGGTAGAAGCCACCCATCTATTACGGAATTCAGGGTGAAGCGTTTCTTCGAGCATTCAAGAGTGGTGTGATTGGCATAATAGGTGAGCACGTTTCCCCGTGAGGGCAACGGTTTCTTTTCACCGCCTACAAACTCAAGTGTGATTTCCTCGATTTGCAGTACGTCGATTAAGTCACCCCATTTAGCCCCGAAGATTGCCGGGTCTACATCGTCTGACGGCGTGACCC